CTTACTTGTATTGACTGCTTGATTAGGTTGTTGTTGCGTTGCTTATATACCTCAAAGTTTGTGTTAAGTACATTACAGCTCACATACTCAGTTGACTCAGGGATATGTATGATACATCCACTCTCATCATAAAGATTATCCAAGTCCTCAGTAATACGATAGACTACGTTTTTAACATAGGTTTGTGGAGAAGTTAACAACTGCTGAAAGTATGTACCCTCTGCCTCACTCATCCAGTTAGTGTTGAGGTCGTATGTCTTAACTACTTGAGTGTTGAAATTAACTTGACCTTGTTCATAAGTTTTGTACTTCCACTGAGATGAGGTGACATATCCTGGCACATCCTTATTGTATGTATCCCTCTTGATAGTGCCCTTCTCATAGCTCTTAAGTTGGAAGGCAAAGCTACCCCATGAGCCCATCCTATCTAAGAATAAGATATGACTCTCAGAGATTAATGTCCTTGTATCTATGTTCACCTTGTAACTCACTGACTTAGGGTCAATGAATCCGGGAGAGCCATCTCGATAAGTTACTGTGTACCACTTAGTATCTTGTTTTACAAGTGGAGCTGTGCCACTCACTAAGGTAAGTGAGCCATAGTTATTAGGGCCAACTGCCACGCCTTTAATATAGTCAAGTCCACTCACTGACTTGTAGAACACATCCCCGTCATCATTAATAAAGTACACCCTCTTGTTAGATGCTATGCCCACATCCTTGAAGTTGAGCCATAAGTCCTGACCAAGTGTACATGTAAAGTTTAAAGGTTGATCAGTGAGCCACAGTCCAGATGTGTTATCAAGTGTGTAGTCAGTTTGATCATAGAATGGCATATCTATCCAAGGAATAGCTCCATTAAATACATACTTATCTAAGGTGCTAATCTCATTGAGGTTGATATCCTTCCTATTGTCAGCATACTTGATACTCCCATTAATGGTTGCATCTGTTACCTCTGACCATAAAGCATTGATAGTGAAGTTAGTTGTACCTGTGATTGCTATCACTGTGTGCAATCCTTCCACTCCCGGGTTAGCCACACCTAAGTCTGCCTGTGTTATGTTTATCTGATCACCAACTTGAAAGGCATGCGTTGCTGTGATACGTACATTGCCTCCATTGTTCACCAATGAAGCTGTGTAAGATAATGTGTAGATATACTCCTCACCTATCTTTACATCAAACTTGTAATATGAGTTAGCCGCATCATAAAAGGTTGTGATTGTGGGATTGAAGTCATAGCTTACCATGTTGCTCAATAGCTTGCTCAAGTCCTGCTCCCCATATCCTGTGCCATAGGTAGGCAGTGCCTTGTAGTATCCTATCCTGTTTGATGTGCCTGACTCAAATATCTCAAAGATATATCGGAAGCCATCATTGTTGACATTAGTTGAGTTAACTATGAACTTGCACTCATTGTAAGCAGGAGTGAAATCTTGAGGTTCTGCTATGATTGTCATTGCCATACCTATATTGTATTTCAGTTGGCATCCTGTTAGAAGGATATATATGAGTCATCTGTAAAGTATTCCTCCTTGATATGAGTGGCAGCATATCGGATGGCATCCATTGCATCATCCCATAACTTGACCGGCTCATCTGTAATTGTATCACCTATTTTTTTCCACTTGTAATTCTCATACTCCTTCTTAAGTTGAGGATGGTCCTCACAGAATATACCAAAGGACTTGATGTTGTTAATACCTTGCTTGACTACCTTGTTTGCATTCTCAATATAGTAACCTGCTCTGTCTATCTCAGCAATAATCTCAGGTCTTGAATAGTCAGCAAGGATGTTGATACTCTTATCTATACCTAATTGTTCCATACGTGCAATGAGATCAGTGGTAGTCAAATAGCTCTCATAGATTACAGGCTCAATGTATAGATCCTTATCCCTCCAATATACCCTAACCAATGCAGTGGGGTGATTGTATCCAAAGTCAAGACCATAGACAAAGGATGTAAACTTAGCAGGTCTATGTTTGACAAAGGTCCAGTTGGAGTAGATGTTACTCTTGGAGATAGCCTTCTCCCCTAATGCATAGATTTGATACTGTGCCTCATCGGTTCGCTTCAAGTCCTCAATCTGTTTCTTAATAGACTCAGGCAGAAATGGGTTATCCTTGTAGGTTGACTTGATTAGTATGCTCTCATCTGTAGGTAACTCATACAGCCATGAGTTGCTCTCACTTGGATTGTAGTCAAAGATTAGCTTACCCTCTGTTCTCATGTTCAACTGAGTGAAGTCATCATAATACAGCTCATTAGCCTCATTGCACCATGCCAGGTCTCTCTTCCTACCTCTTATCTTTTGCTCATCATCCACTGAAAAGAACTCAACTATAGATCCATTGTCAAATGAATAGATATGCTCACTCTTGTTATGCTTGTTAACATCGTATATCTCAAGGCTCTTCATGATCTCAAGGAAGTCTCTCATCACTGTGGCTCTCAATGCCGGGAATGTTTTACGTATGATACTCACTACCTTGTTTCTGTTCTGTAGGCAGTAGACTATGACCAACTGGCAAAGGCTGTAAGTCTTAGAACTCCTTGAGCCACCCTCATTGATTATAAACCTCACCTCTGAGTTGAGAGCATTGAAGTTCTTTTCAAATATGACTGTGCTATTAATCTCCATTTTTTAGGCAATAGTTAAGCTATAACACTATATTTAGTATTATGACAATTAACCTATCTTACTATATATATATTAAGTAGGCTTTATAATATTAACCTTAACCTCATTGATAGCTTGACCTTGAGTGGTTGTATCTACCCTTTCAGTTAGGTTGTTTAGTCGCTGAGTGATGGAAGGATTGTACTGCCCTGCCATGCCGCCTGTAATCTGATCTTCTCTGATGACTCTCTTTATACGCGAACAGATGGCAACATATTCAGAATATCTCCTATCTCTATTCTCAAAATACTGATCTATACATCCTATCTTATCATAGCAATAATTATAGAACCCTTCAAAAATAAGTGGTCTTTCCAATGGGATAGCAGTAGCCTCCCCTGTTTTAGTAGAAAGTGAGTATTGATATCTTGGATTAGCTTTACACCAATCTCTGTAAGATTCAAATAGCTCCCACATTTTCTCAGGAGTCTCTATGTATTTATGCTTGCCCATCTTGAGCAGGTTTTTTCTTACGTTTCTTTTTAGGTGCTACCTCTACTGACTCAGCAGGAATAGGTGGCTCAACTGCCTCATATTTGATAACTGTAGGCACTTCCTCGAATAGGTAAGATAGTCCAATAGATTGGTAGTACTTCACCTTGCTCATATCAATCTTAGCCACCACAATAGAACGCTGTCCTAAGATGCGATCATACACTCTGACAGTTTTGTCAATGTATTCTGTTTTAATTTTAAAATTGCTCATATTCGTTAACTATTATAAATACTAAATATAGTGCTAAGGTAATGCTTGATAACTTAAATAGCAAATATGTGTTTTCATTCCACAGTGCCATTACTACTCCAAATGCCATTATGTAAGTCATTAAGCCTAAAAAATTAGCATTCCTCATACCTATATTGTATTTGATTTATATTTTCTTTAATTTCTTTAATCAGGAAGTAGGCAGATGTACTGTTGATGTTAAAATACTTAGCGAGTGCAGTCTGAGTTGAGTGCCCTTTGTCATAATATGCCTCGAATACTATCTTTTTTATTCTATCCTTTTGCTCTGTTCTGTATATTTCAACAAGAGCCTTTTTAAAGTTGTACCTATCTTCTATCTCAATCTTGTGCTCAAGGTCTGTAGGGTCATCAATGACATCCATTGTGTACTCTTGAGACCTGTACAAATCCTGTTTCTTAGTCTTAGATCCTTGAGTCCAGATAAGATCACATTTAATGGTGTTGAGTAGATAGCTCTTAGCCTTATCCTCTGTCATATCTTGAGCATTGAGTCCTGCACAGTGTAGGTAAGCATTGTTAATAACTGCATCTGCATCTATTGAGGTTGGTATATTGAGCACATCTAAGAAATGTCGAGTGTACTTGAGCACCTCAAGGTAGTTGTGAGAGAGATATCTATCCAAGTGCTCCTTCATACCATTGAGTGAAGTCTTTGAGCCATACCTTCCTGCGTACTGAGGCACAGAAACACTCCTTATCTCTTTGTCCTGTAACTCTGTTCTTAACTTGTTGTAGTTGTATAAGGCTTCTCTTAGTGAGCACCTTCTCCTCAGGTTGATTGAGGATGGTGTCTATGAGTTGTATATCAGTTTGTTCAAGCATACAGCTGTGAGTGATGTAGCACAAGCCACAGTGAATGATTGTGAGTAGGCCCAAGCCCCCCAGAAGCTGAGACACTTCCAGCAGCCAAGTGAAGTATGTAGCCAATCTGGGAGGTTGAGCTTGTTATCTATATAGTTCTGTAATGGTTCAAAGTGAGTGAACCACCAGGAGATTACTAATGGAGTTAAATATCCTATCATGGTGCTAAGATAATAAAAGTTATTAACATGACAAAGGAGAGCTGTTAGACTCTCCATTGTGGTCAGGGGAGGACTCGAACCCCCAGCGCCCTGTTCATATCTTTACAGTGGAGCACCTGATAATGGCTGCGTTACCCTACTTCGCATCCTGACCATATAACCCCCTATGACAACGCTCTCAGGTGCGAGTGATAGGGGGTTGGCTTTGCCGAGCCTCAGTTCTCTATTAAATCACATCTCACTTCATAAGTGATAGGAAATACAGCAATAGGTCTGTTGTATCCTTGTTTTAATGACCATATCATAATTGTGTTATCTACTTCAATTCTGGTATCATCAGGGACATCGATTGTAAAATAAGTACCGTCTGGTCTTTGTACTCCTATTATTTTCATTTCATTAAAAATTTAAACACCTTATCATAAAACTTACCTGTTACCTCTTGACCATGCATGAATCGATACATTTGAAACTTATCAACTCCAACGTCCTCTGCAAGGTGAACAACTTTATATCTCCTTGATAGCTTATCAAACAACTCTGCTCTAATTGAGTCAGTGAGTGTTTCACCATCTTTGATGTACACAGTCTTAGAACGGGAAGCCATCATCATCATTATTTGTTGTTTGAGCCGCTTGACCTATGATTTGCACCTTCCATGCATCAAGAGTATTATAATACCTCCCATTGAACTCCCTGCCTCTAACATTGTATGAGACTTCCACTTGCTGACCTACACCCAATGACTCTAATACATCCATCTTATCATTGATTGTTTGGAATAGTATATCCTGTGGATACTTTTCATCTGGGGTTGTTACCACAAACTCTCTCACTGAGAACTTGTCACTGATCACTTTGATCGGATTGATGAGCTTGATAGCTCCTTTGATTGTTGAATCTGACATTTTTTATTGTTTATTATTAGTATCTAAGGCTTACTTTGTTTCTACTCTTGTAATTATAAATATTTTCAATAAGTGTTATATATTGTTCAATTGTTTTTTGTTTTTTTAATTCCGTTGGTTGTAATTCAAGTTTACTTATAAATTGATTAAAATTAAAATTCTTATTTAAAAATAATGTAATCATTGCAGAAACAAATGAATTACTATTATAAGAATCAAAATATGGATATATCATTCTAATTTTATTTGCCCAATCTTGAGCTATATTTATATCATTATTTTTCCAAGTACCTTGCTCAAATATTTGTGCAGAACCACCTAATGTAACTCTTCTATTTTTACTTAATTGACCGTGTTTTGTTCTTGACTTTGAACTTGATGTATTTTGACAAAAAGATATACAACTTGATAAATTAAAATAATAATTCTTTTTATAAAAATCTCTTAAAATAATATAAGGTTCAATACCTAAATTTGCATATCCTTCAAGATAATCAGAAATATTCCAATTTTTTTGATTAAGATTTAATGTGTGAACTTCATTTAATGAATATCCATTTACAATAATGTAATAAACAAACGATTCGGCTTCTTTAGCAGCCATCAAACGATGTTGACCGTCAATCACTTCCATCTTTTCATTTACTAAAATTGGATTGCATTTCATTCCATAAACACGAATTGAATCAGCTAACCGCTTAATGTGTTGTAAGTTTGGAACTCTGTTACCATCAATAGATTTGAACATTGACAAATCATTTGTTTTGTAAACCTTGTTTACTTCTGTTTTTAGTTGCACGTGGGTACTATTATTTCCCATTGGTGCTGTTGTTGTGTTGAACATAATTATTTATTATTTAATTCATTTACATATTGAGCATAATATTCAGAGCATGCTATTAATCTCTCTTTTATCTGTTCCTCAATGGCTAAGTCTCTCTCATATCTTAACACAGTCACCCTATGGTGTGCAGGTATGTGATTAACCTTATGAATTGATTTGTTATCCCAATCAGTGAGCAGAGTATCATCTGTATCATACATGGTGTACACTAACTCAAATGAAGGTCTATCATACAGCCACATGTATGCTCTACCCTGCCACTCATAATCTGAGTTATCACCTTCCGATGGTGTTGCTGGGAAGGTCTCTAATGACCAGGAGCTCTTGATGTCAATGATCACCTCATCCATGAGTATATCACAACACCCTGACATGAGTTCATTAGTTACTCTGATTGTGTTCTTAGTGTACTTTTTAGTGAACCTTACATCATTGAGTAAGTCAATACCATCCTGCTCCCAATCAGTTCCTTTGATCATTGGCTTAGTCTTAATATCTGAGCTATATCCAAAGAAATCCTGTTTTGCTATCTTACGTATCTCTGACTTAGCAGTCTCAGACAATAGCTCAGACTTACTCCTGGAGTTAGTCATGAGCTTACCTAATTGTGATGGACGCCATTTCATAGTTGTGCCTCCTGTTCTTTGGTTAAATAGAACTTAGCTTTCAATTGATCAGTTGTGAACTCACCTTTATTGATTGACTCAAGAGCAGCCTTGAAACGTGCATCTGATAATGATTCTTTTTTAGTCTCAGTTGGTTGCTCCTTAGATGCCTGTTGACCATCATCATCCACTGCCTGTAATGATAGAGCACTTTGAAGGGTGTAACGTCTGTAGTAAGTGATTGCACTACCCATTTGTTGTGGTGTGATACCTTGAGGTAAGTCCATACATGACTCGAGCATTGCACCTGAGTCAATATCTACTATCTGAGTACACACACTGTTACCTTGGATAGGTTGGATAAGTAGCAAGCCATTCTCTAAGAGTACAGGCTCAACAGTGCTAAGGATAGCATTAAGGTCAGCGTACTTTGAGTGATGACTCATAGCGTTCTTAGTTACCTTACCAATGGCTAACTTTGCCCTGTGTAGTTTTTGATGTAGAGTGAGTGTGTTACTCAACTCATTCAGCTCCTTGATTTTCTCAGTCGCTGTTTTGATTTCTTTTTCCATACTGTTTTTATTTATTGCATCAAAGTTAATAAAAGATTGCATAAGTACAAAATAAAGTTATTAACATTTGTATGTTAGTTCCTCACCTGTAAGTGCAAAGTATAGGTTTTCAAGTTGATGAACGTATTTGATACTTGTAATATAATAACATCCAGCATTTGAACTATCATTGTTATAATACCAATTATCATCCTCATCATTATAACCTACTGAATTGTAATAACCTTTTGCTTTTATTACATAATTATTATAGTGTTCCTTGTATTCAAACCCTACCTTAATCAACCACTCCTCACTTATCTCAAGAGCCTGATAAAAATCATCAATCTCATCATCTAATAAATTTTCAATATCCTCTAAGTTAATGAGTCCTATCTTATAAGTTCCATCACCTAACTCAATCTTATATGAGTTACCTAATCTAATTTCATGTGAGTCTAATGTCATAATCTAATCTATTTCATTATTAATCCCCTTTACAGGGTGTTTATATTTCTTCCTAAGATGCTTTAACTTGACCTTGAACTTAGGCATTTTTAGTTTGATTCTCATATCCCTAATGTAAATTGTTCATACCACTCAACAAAACTATCAAAGTCTCTCACAATAATATACACACCTCCTGCCCTTTCAATGGAGGCTTGATATTCCTTCTGAGCATCTGACTGTCTATCCTTCCCAAATTTTACCTCGAGCTTAACTGACCTCCCTCTGATCGTGGCAGAAATATCTGCTGTTCCTTTGGTTGACTGTCCAGGTGTCCATTTGCCCGGTAACTGTTTTGTGTGTGCCATGATGCCAGATCCGACCTGTATCTTTGCTCCTTCCCTGTACTGACCTTGAGATGATATTCTCTCAGCTTGACCGCCCATGAACTGTATCCATGCAATGACACACTTTGTCAAGGCATTGGCTGAGTTATCTGTCCAATCTGTCTTTGGTATGTATGCCTCTGGCATGTTAGGATACTTCTGTTTCAACTGCTCCATCATAAGAGCATTGAGTTTGTCTTTGTTTATTCGTTTCATGATATTAGATATAAAATTTGATCTATTTTTG